CTGATCTGGCAAGAGCGAGAGAAGCGTGCTCGGAACATACACAGCTCTTATCAGAACTTGAGACTGCCCACACGGCCTTGGGCACGTTAGGCAAGCCACCGGTCATGTTCTACGACCAGGAAGAGGATGCCATCGATCATAGGTCTAGCATGGCCGCACTAGAAAAGCAACTGGCAGACAAAACTGCAGAAACAGATCCCTACGGTGAGCAGATTGCGGACATGCAAGGTCAGGCCCTGCAGGTGGTCACGTATGACACGCTGAACGAGCTCACTAGGCTACAAGAACATCAGGACTTCTTGCTCAAATTGTTGACCAGCAAGGACAGTTTCATACGCAAGAAAATCATTGAACAGAATTTGAGTTATTTGAATGCCAGACTCACGCATTATTTAGACAGGATTGGGTTGCCACACACCGTGGTGTTCCAGAATGATCTCACAGTTTCAATCGAAGAACTGGGTCGCGAACTGGACTTTGATAATCTCAGTCGTGGTGAACGAAATCGTTTGATCTTGAGCATGAGCTGGGCCTTCCGTGATGTGTTTGAAAGCCTATATCAACCGATCAATGTGTTGTTTATAGATGAGATGATTGACTCGGGCCTGGACACACAAGGTGTGGAAAATGCCTTGGCCTTGCTGAAACACATGAGTCGTGAACGACACAAGAGCATATGGTTGGTCAGCCACAGAGATGAGCTGTCGGGCCGTGTGGAAAATATCCTCAAGGTTGTCAAAGAAGGCGGCTTTACCAGTTACAACACGGATGTAGAAATTGTTTGATTTAGATAAGATTAAAGTACTACACATCGAACCCACAACCATTTGCAATGCTGCATGCCCTCAATGCGGAAGAGAAGATCCTAGATACTATAACGATATTATGCATTCTAGTGAAATTAATTTGTCTCAAATTAAAAATATGTATAGCTTGGATTTCATACAGCACCTCAACAAGATGTTCATGTGCGGAAATTTTGGCGAACCGGCGGCGGCAAAAGATACTCTGGCAATCTATCGTTATTTTAAAGAATGTAACCCAAATATTACACTAGGAATGAATACCAATGGCAGCATTCGAACCCCAACTTGGTGGGTCAAACTTGCTGAAATTTTTTCTAACCCGTATGACTATGTTGTATTCAGTATAGATGGTTTAGAAGACACAAATCATATATACCGACGCAAGACTGTTTGGTCTAAAATTATAGATAATGCTCAATCATTTATTAGCGCCGGCGGCGTAGCACACTGGGATATGTTGGTGTACGACCATAACGAGCATCAAGTCCAACAAGCACAGGCCTTGGCAAAGGAATTGGGATTTAGTTGGTTTCGCGCCAAAGTGAGCAAACGATTTCATACCAGCCCTGTAGAGTTTTTACAGCCGCCCAAAAATTATGATTTACCTAATGTAACTACCGTTAACACAGCAATTAGTTGTCATGCCCTAAACGAGCAAAGCATTTATGTTGCGGCCAATGGACATGTGTTGCCTTGCTGTTGGTTTGGTGCAGAAGTGTTTACATTAGATGCCCGGGCCAAAGATTTGTTGTCTAGTTGGAACGAAAAATTAGTTCCTAGTTTCTCTAACACTCCGCATAGAATATGCAGCGCCACTTGTTCCGTTGACCCAGCGGGCACAAGTTTTAGCAAGCAATGGAAAATTGAAGAACAATTAAAATAATGTTAGATATACTAATGCTTTCCGTTCCTAGAATCGCACCAGTGCGACCGCAGGCTGCCATGGGTATTCTTAAGGCTCTGTGTGTGCAAGAAAGTAAAACCAGCGATACTTTAGATTTAAACAGAGAATTTTTTTTAGAATTAGCTAAAGAATATCCAGCAGAGTGCAAAGAGATTGACGATTACTTTGTTACAGTCAACGCCACCTTGAGCGACCAAGCCACAGAAGTTTACAACAACTGGTTGGACGATTGTGTTAGACAAGTATTAAATCGTCCTGCTAAGTTTTTAGTAGTGAGTGTGTTCAGTTGGCAAAGTCAACGATTTGTCACAGATTTTTTAACCAAAATACGCCCACAGTTCACTGGAGAAATCATCATTGGCGGACAAGGCCTAGTACGAAGCCAAAACATGAGCTCGCATTGGTCTCCACAAGCTACCTATGCAGAAGCATTGTTACACGACGGCTTAATTGATTGGTTCATAAAAGGCGAAAGCGAAGAAACGTTTCCTAGATTCTTGCGTGGTGAACGAGATATACCTGGACTCAATCGCAATGACACAGTTACTTTGGCTGATGCTAATCTGATTCCAATTAGTAACTTTGACGATTTTGCATTGAACACTTATCAAAATGGCTTTGATGGAGGAGTGTTGCCGATTGAAAGCTGTCGTGGCTGTGTTCGTAGTTGTATATTTTGCGAAATGAGTTCCAGTCACGGAGCCTACAGACGCAAAGATGGTGCACAACTAGGCAAGGAATTGATTCATTACTATGAAAAATACAATGTCCAACACTATTACTTTCATGATGATTTGATCAACGGTGATCTCAATGACTTTGATGCGTTTTTAAACACCTTGCTCGACTATTACAAAGAACATGATTTACCAGATCGTTATTTTACTTTTAGCGGGTATTGGATTGTACGTTCAAGAAAACAATTCGACGAAGCCAGTTACGAAAAATTATACCGCGCCGGGGGCAACACCTTGGTTACAGGTGTTGAAACCGGAAGCGACCGTTTACGAAAAGTAATGAAAAAAGGTTTTATAAACAAAGACTTAGAATTTACTTTAGAGCAAATTAGCAAGTGGAGAATGAAATTCTATTTTATGTTGATCTCTGGCCTGCCAGGAGAAACCGTCGACGACTTTAACGAAACATTAAAGTCGTTGACTCAATGGCAAAAATTTGTGGCCACAGGTGCTATCATTGGTATTAATCTAGGAACCACCGCTACCTTGGAACCCGGTACTGAAATATATGATAACTTTGAAAAATACAATCTAGTTGGCCTTAAAGGAAATCGCCCACAGGGCATTAATTGGATGAGTTTGGAAACTCCAGATTTAGACTATAAAGAGCGTGTACGACGCCGTGTGCGTTTACAAGAGCATGTAGTAAAATTGGGTTACCCACTGTGGAAAGGCGATGATCATTTAAAGATTATCCTTGACCAATACAAGCAAAATATCGAAGTGTGGGAAGGCTAATGATACTGAATTTGGCATTTACGTTTGACGATTATTTCAGACACCCCCGGGTCAAAATTGGAATTGACAACAAGATTTTGTATGATGGTCCGGTACAATCATCTCATGCATTTGATTGCAAACTCTCAGATGGTCCGCACAGCATCTGGATCACCCACTATGACAAGGATTTACACGAAACAAACAGTGAACACGACACGCATATCAATATCGAAAGCATTGTATTTGATGGTGTGGACCTAGATCAATTAGATTATTGTAAACTCACACATCGTGGCCGGTTTTATCCTGACTACGCAGAGAGCTATCGTGCCAGTTGTTTAGAGTCAGCTACGCACTTGCCAGAATATATACAACCCAACCACTATTTAGGACACAACGGCACATGGTACCTGGATTTTGATACCCCAGAATTGTTGTGGATAATTACAGAACAAAATCCCAGTGGTATGCATCTCGAAGACACAATGTTTTCAACCAGCAGTGCGGTGCTAACAGAAATCAAAAATTTTTTTAAACTATGACATTTGATTACGACCGCATAGACGAGTATCAACTGGAAATAACCAGTTACTGTAATGCTGCATGCCCGCAATGCCCTCGTAACAACAACGGTCACGGCATCAACAAGCATATGCCATTGTGCCATTTGGATCGACGGGTAATAGACCGTGCATTTACTCTAGATTTATGTAGCAGACTCAGGCAAATGTTTTTTTGCGGCAGTTATGGCGACCCAATCATGCATCCTGACTTCTTAGATATCCTGCGTGATTTTCGTAAAAAAAATCCCACACTGTGGTTATATTTTCATACCAACGGTGGTGTTCATGACCCAGCTTATTGGATTGAGGTTGCAGATATCATGGCCGGGTATGGTCAAATTGATTTTGGCATAGATGGCTTAGAAGATACTTTACATTTGTATAGAAAAAATGTAAAATACAGCAAAGTAATTGAAAATGCCACAGCATTTATCAACGCCGGTGGTCGTGCTCAATGGAACTTTATTGTTTTCAAACACAACGAACATCAAGTTGAACAAGCAAAAGAGTTAGGCAACAAGCTAGGCTTTTTTAATGTGCTAATTAGAAAAACTGGAAGATTTTTTAATCACCGCACAGTAGAAGAAATGGCAACTTGGCCTGTGCGAGACGAGTATGTTATCGAGCCGCCAAACAATCCAGAATTCCGTAATCAAAGCATGATGTTTTTGCCTGATTTAAAACAGCAGTATGGTAACATTACAGAATATTTTAACACCACAGAAATAAAGTGTGACGCTATGATAGGTTCTAAGGTTTCTGTTAATGCTGAAGGATTGGTACTACCGTGTAACTTTTTCAATCATAACTTGTATGATGGTAGATTTTACGAGCCCGGAGTATTGCCCGAAGCAAACGAGTTAAGCACTGTCAATGGTAAGAATCAAGTTAGAGAATTTTTAGAAAGTTATAATTTAGATAGTTTCAATATTAATCTGCACAGTTTAGAAGAAATTTTTACCAATCCTATGTGGGCTGATTTGGCCGGTTCCTGGAGCAAGACATTGGCAGACGGGCGGTTGTTTGAGTGTGCCATGACCTGCGGATCTAAAATTACCAAAGTATGGGACCAAGGAGGAAGTACAAGATGAAATACATGATCACGGGCGGTAGCAAAGGGCTAGGACTTGCATTGGTCTCCCACTTTGGCGGTGATAGCTATTGTCGCGGAAACGGATTTGATATTACCAAGGATGTGGATCAGTTAGCTGGAGCAAGTCTAGGCTATGACGTATTTGTCAACAATGCATTTGATGGGCCCTTTCAAGAACCCTGGGCCAACTTTGCACAAATCAATTTGTTATTTGCAGTGGCCGACTTATGGCGTAAAAATAACAAAACTGGATACATTGTCAATATTGGTAGTGTTGGTAGTGAATCGGTTGTTGCACCCGATCCCAGTTTTGAAACTTATCGCGTCAGCAAAGCCGCATTGAAAGAACACAGTCGCCAATGGACACGGGCATTTAAAGAAAATAAAGTATCATTTAAAACCAGTTTGCTTACTATAGATAGATTAGATACAGAGCTGACACGCGGTCGTGCAAGCTGGACTGGCAATGGACTTGGCACAACAGATATATGTTCGTACATTGAGCTTATTATTAACGCTCAGCCAAACACGTGTATCGAAGAAATTATAGCCTGGGTGAATTTTGATCATAAACACTAGTCCATGGTATGGTTGTACGAAAACACACAAATTGAAACACTGCCCGACGATTGTGTTGGCTTTGTTTATTTGATTACAAATAAACTATCCGGCAGGAAATACATTGGGAAAAAATTAGCAAAATTTAGTAAAACCACATACAAAGTAGTAAAATTAAAAAACGGCAACAAGAAACGCAAACGAATCAGAAGCAAAATCGATTCAGACTGGCAACTTTACTATGGCAGCAACGAACAACTCAACCAAGACATTCTAGAGCTAGGCTCAGACAACTTCACAAGAGAAATATTATTTTATTGCAACTCAAAGGCCGCTTGCAGTTACATAGAAGCTAGAGAACAATTCAATCATAGAGTACTAGAGTCAGACGACTACTACAACGGACAGATAGTTTGCCGTATTCATGGTAGTCACATAAAAAACAAAATTTAAACTTAGACAGGCAACAATATGACTCTGCGGTAGGATGACCTACCCCCATTGAGGAACGGTGAGATACCCGGTCCGGATTCTTGGGTGTCGAAGGCAATTGCTAACTTAAGGCAACAAATGGTTTGAGCTCTGTGAAAAAGACACAACTCATGCTCATAGGGCTTGGATTTATCATCGGGTCACTAGGGTTCCGT